CCCACTCCTTAAGAATTCTACTAAATGATTCTTCCCATTTGTTAATCAATTCAGGCTGAATTCTGCGAAGGGTTGGATAGATAAACCATCCTCGACTACCTCTGCCTTGCCGTCCAGAATATGTAGGGAACTGTTTAAACTTATTTGATCCAAACTCCATACCGCCCCATAAGGTTTGAGTCGTAGCGCCACCTGAAAACCTTTGTGATGCGAAACCATAACGGAACTCACCAACTTTGCTTGTCTTTGAAACTTTAACGCCATCTGCAATTCTTTTCGCTGCGATGCCTGACTTTGTTCTATTCGCAGCTGCCGCTTTAATTTCCTCAGATGCAAAATACGCCAGAGCAGCAGATTGGCGTTTTGCTTCATCGGTTGCAGTTTCATCCATAAGTTTGAACGCTTTGTAAATATCGCGCAGGTCGGATTTGTTATATGCGATTGTGTCATTCGCCATTCCTCTGCTCCAATATCTCGATAGCTGTAATTATGTCGTCTGCATCAACCCATTCGCTCATTGGTATTTGAGTTGATATTGCTAACTGCACCAATAACCGGCTTAGGCTTCCTTCTCTGTGGCTTTTGGGTTTGCATCACCGACTTGAACATCGGTTACTGTTTCACACCATATTTCAAAAGGCTTAACTGGCTTTCCAGCAGCTTCTCTTTTGTGTGCATGGTATGCTAAAAACATTAAATCAGAAATGCCCATTTTTTCTTGAGCCTGACCAATAATGTTTCCAGTTTTTTGTTCCCACTTTTGCCACTCAGGCGGTTGGGCTGTATAAGCTTGTTCGCCTGAGCTGTATTCAATTGTGATTGGTAACTTCATTTTTTGCTCCCGTTTCTAATTGTTAAGCGAAGTTCTCTGCTGGCACGCCAATTACTTGGAATGTCAAAGAAACTGTTTGTGCATCTGGTGCTGTTCCACCTGCTGATGGCCATGATGGCAATACTTGGAAAGTAAAGACTGCGCCTGATGCAGCTGTGAAAACTGTGCTGATACCTGTGTTTGGTGCTGACTCTGAAGCATTCCACAAAATCTCACATAGAGATCCTGCTACGCCCCAGTCTGCCAACATTTCAACAGCTAGTGTGAAATTGTTATCGATGACTTTGTAAGCCTTGCCATCTAATGTTTCGTAGGTTTGGCGATTCATTTCGCCAGTTAATGTTGCACTTGTCGCTTGAGCATCGAAAGTGTTACCACCGATAGTGAAGGTAACATCTCTGCCCGTGATTACTGTGGTAGACACTTGGACTCCTTAGTTTGTTTGTGTGTAATAGGTTGATACATTTATGTCGGAGATCAATAAATTTGATGCTCCAACCTGTGTAACTGTTGGTCTTTCGACCGATCCGACAACATATCCATTAGGGATAACTGCCAGAATGCTCATGACTAACTGCTCGATGTTATCGAGTGATGCTGGATTGCTATTGTAAGCAACCGCAGCTGTAATTGTTAAATTAACTCTGCAACGAAGTGTTGTTTTACCAATTGTTTCAATTTCAAGGTAAGGACTCGACGGAACGCACACAACTGCTGGAGGAATTACCGACTCAGGAACGAATGCGTAAACATTTCCAGCCACACCTGCTAATGCAGTTGCAAGAGGTTGTCTAACTGATGAAAGAATTGTTGAGGCTGGCATTATTGCGCAATTCCCTCAACATCTACATAAGGCCCTAAAATTCCAATTACTCTTGAATATAAACTTCTCCCGATACGATAAGGAGTTGCTGTAAAATCTACTCCTTCGATTTGTCCTCCTGCTGCGACTCTTGATTGAAAGACTTCGACTGATACTGCAAAGACAGCTGATCGAACAGATTGGTTTCCAACATAAGTTGATGCTGATGATAAAGTCGCGCTTCCACTTGGAATAACATTTGCTTCTGCGACATCGGCATTAGTGATTGCAGCTTGGAAGGTATATGCCCCAAGATCTGATTCAAGTACTGTTCGTGTTCCATTGTATGGGCTTCCGCATCCTGCGATAACGACTGATTGTCCGGCTGTGAATTCATGAACACCTAGTGTAGTGAAAGTAGCGACATTGTCGTTTAATACTGTTTTTTGAATTGGGCTTTTGAATGTAACCAACATTGGCAGAATAGTGTTTTCTGCTGTATCAATAATTCCATTTAGGTAAGTATCGTCATACAAGGCAGATGACACGCCAAGCACGGATCTCAACTCGGTGGCTGTGATTATGGTTGGCATGTCATCTCCTTACTCCCATTAAAGGATGCCTATGATCGGGAGCAACCATAGGCACTCAGTTAAATTAAGCTATTGCATCCAATTTACGGAATGCTGTTGGGTAGCGATTAACTACGCAAACATATCCGTATAGACCGATTTCAATACGGCCATTGGCTACAACATTGGCACGAAGTTCAATTGTGCCTGACTCATGGAATCTCATAGCTGCTGATGGATATACCAATGCAACCTTTGTTCCACCTGTGTTACCTGTGTAGTTTGGATCTACAACTAGATCAAGACCGGCAACTGTTCCGTTTGTTGATCCTTGAGTTACTAGACCACCAGCATTCTGTAGTGATCCACCAGCTGCAAATAATGGTCGGTTTGAACCATCTACTGCACCAAGAATGTTTGCGAAATCAACATTCTCATATCCACCTGATGTTGCAACTAATAGGCGGTTTGGTGTGAAACGCATAACGCCATAAGAATCAGCAATACCTTGTGCAATTGCTTTGTAAAGTGATGTTCCAGATGAAGTATCTGCACCATCGGCTGCAATTGTTGCAGCATAAGCATCAGTCTTTTGTGCATAAGATGCAGCTAACTCACGAACTAATAGATCTGCAAAAGATGGGTCTGAACGATCAAATAATTCGACATTTACAATGTTTGCTCCTGCAAATTTAACAACTGTGTCCTCTTGGAATGTTACAGCTGTATCAGTTGATGAAAACTCTACACCTTCAGCAGTTAATGCTGTAGTTGCTTGAGTTCCCAATTTTGGAGTGAAAATTTTCATTCCTGATGCTGGAAGTGGAGCGCGCTCGATTGAATCGATAAATGGGCGAGATGAATCAATTACGCCAATTACATCGCGTAGGTAATTTGGTGGAACAGTTCCTGTGTTTTCTGAAACTGTTGCAATTTGTAATGCTGCAACTAGATCGCGTGCATCGGTATCTCCAGCCAATGCTTTAACCTGTGCATTTAGATATTGTCCTGCTGTAACATTTGTGTCAATGCGTGGCTTTGTATATGCCATGTATTGAGCAGTTACAACTGGAGCTTGTGCCGCTTCTACCGCTTCGGTCGCGATAGGAGCTTCAGATGTAATCTCTGACACTTTGTCCTCCTGTGTTGTTGTATCCTCAGCGGTTGCTTCGGAATTCTCTGGTGTTTCACTTGCAGCAACTTCAGCCACTCTTGCAGAATCAATTGCTGGCTCGGTTACTAGTGAAACTTCTTGCAAGGAACTTGCTTGAATGCGTAGCACGCCTTCCTCATTTTTCCACTCGTTGATTTTTACACCAACGCTAAATCCATCTCTTAAACCTTCTGCTGCTTCTAATAAAGAATCATCGCCAGCAATAGTTGCTGCGACTTTGAAAGTTGCTTCAATACCATGCTCATCAGCTGTAACATCAATCATTTTTCCAATTGGTCGAGTGCGATCATGCTCAAGTAATAATTTAATTGGCTTTGAAAAATCAATGCTGTCTTTCTCAAATACTGTTGCTCCTGCGCTGGTAAAACCTTTTTCATCCCAACTGACAATTCGACCAGTTAAGGTGCGCTTTTTGCTATCGGCTGCGGTTAGTGTTATTGGGAAATTAATCTTCATCGGATTAAGTCCTCCTCCTCTTGGATTTGCTCAATGCTCATTGCACCGATGCGATTTAGGATTTCATAAACTTGCGCACGCTCTAAAGCAGATCCACGCAAGAAATCATCTATATCAAATCGAACTTCCATGCCATTAGGCACAAAATCCGGTTGAGATAATCTTTGTTCAATTGCAGTTAAGATTGGTCGTAATGAAAAATCAATAAGTGCTTTTCTTTCTGCTGTCATGTTTGAATAAGTCATTGAAGTAGTTTCAGCAGATACGAAACTGGCCGGAATTCCTGCCGCTCTGCAAATTTCCAAAGCGAGGTATTGGCGGGCTTCATTCATCTGAAGTGATTTAGGATCGAAACCTAAAGTCTGTAATTCAACATCAGCATTTAAGAATGCAGTTGATCTTGTTGATCTTGAAATTCTCCATGACTCTAAAAGTCTTGTAATTCTTTCTGGAGTTAAATTTGTGCCATTTGATTTAAGAACCATTTGTGGCATTGGCTCTTTAGCATACATTTCAGCTGCTTTTTCTAATTCAGCAGCAGCTTTAATTGTGCGACCTGCTCGATTAAGAATTCCTTCATCTAATCCATTAAATACAATTAATGAACCATTTCCAAATGGTGGAACTCTTTTTCCATCAACTGTGTAGTATTCAATTTCTGTTGAATCGCGATTTAATGATGCAAATACTCTATTAGGTGCAATTCTTGTCCATGCTCTAATTCTTGATGCATCAGTAGCGGAGTATGAATCCATTTGCATTCCATAGCCGACTCCATATAGCAAAATGTCCTCAGCCAACCAACTGTAAATTGCTGATCCTGCAACTCTTGGATCTGGTTGCATAATTACGCGATTTGGTCTTATGTGTTCATTTGTAAAATGATTGTATTGCTCAAGAGGGAGCGAGCCAACTGTTGAGCAGATTATATTTCTTGCGCGTGCTCCAGATGGTATTGCCATAAACTGTTCACGTGTTGCAGTTGTTGTTCCAAATAAAATTCCACCAACTAATTGTTGTGCGTTGTAAGGTGCTAATGCAGCAGCTACATCGGTTTGAATTTTTGGTGTTTGATTTGTAAGAAATCTATCGAATAATCCCATTAGCATATAATATACCATAAAGTCAATATATTATGCTATTTGAATGTCAACTTCCGTTTCTACCTGTGTTGCAAAATAGGTTGCAAGGCTACTAGCGACGGCTGCACAAACCGCCACCCTGCTGG